GTGGCAAAACCGATCATTCCCTGGCTGGGTGGCAAGCGCCGCCTGGCCGACAAGATACTTCCCCATTTTCCCAAGCATTCCTGCTACGTCGAACCCTTCGCCGGGGGCGCTGCGCTTCTCTTCGCCAGGCCGGAGCCGGCCAAGGTGGAGGTGTTGAACGACATCAACGGCGACCTGGTCAACCTGTACCGCGTGGTGCAGCACCACCTGGAAGAATTCGTCCGCCAGTTCAAGTGGGCGCTGACCAGCAGGCAGATGTTCAAGTGGCAGAAGGAAACCCGCCCGGAGACGTTGACCGACATTCAGCGGGCGGCGCGCTTCTATTACCTGATGCAGAACTGCTTCAGCGGCAAGCTGGAGGGTATGACGTTCGGCACGGCTACGACCGCACCGCCGGGCCTCAACCTGCTGCGGCTGGAGGAGACGCTGTCTGCGGCGCATCTGCGGTTGGCACGTATCTACGTCGAGCATCTGCCCTGGCGGGACTGCGTGAAGCGCTATGACCGGCCGCACACGCTTTTCTACATGGACCCGCCGTACTGGGACACGGCCGGCTACGGCGTGGAGTTCGGACTGAACGAGTACGTATCGATGGCCGAGTCCATGCGGACCATGAAGGGGCGCGCGCTCGTAAGCGTGAACGACCACCCGAAGATGCGGGAGGTGTTTGCGGGTTTCCCAATGCAGGTGCTGGATATCCGGTACACGGTCGGCGGGGGCGCCGGCGTTCCTCGGGCCGAGCTGCTCATTCGCAGCTGGCCTGCTGACGACTAGACCGGCTCCCCACAAATCTGAAGTAACTCCACCCTCCCGCTACCGAGGACCGCACGCTGGGCATGGCGTGTGGGATTGGGGCATCGCGCCGGGCGGTGTGCAGTAGGTAGCACCCGGCAAGATCACAGAAGGGAGCGATATGAAGCTCAAGACACTCAAGCCGCGTATTGCAATGGCGGGCTCCAGACTGGCCACTGCGCCCACACCCAGCGCCACGCGTCTGACAGGCCGCAGGCTGCAAGAGCGGCGGCTGCGCGTATGGTCGGCTGACCCGCACTGTGCCCATTGCGGCAAGCTAACCGTGTACCCCTACGGCTTCGAGCTGGACCATAAGGTCAGCCTGAACGATGGAGGCGCGGACACGGACGAGAACACGCAGGTGCTTTGCGTCTCGCGCGATGCGCACGGGCGCAAGGTCGGCTGCCATGACGCCAAGACGCGGGAAGACATGGGCTATCGCCAGCGGGCATGATGTGCCGGCTTGGTTGGGCCAAGGGGGGGGGTCAAAGTCTGGCGGGGTCGCCGCACGGAAACCACCCGTTCCCTCACGCGCGGAAAATTTCCCCTTAACCGGATTTGTTAACCGAGGTTGTTAATGGCATTAACCGACAAAAAGCGCCGCTTTGTGCAGGCGTTGCAGTCGGGCCTGTCCGGTGCGAAAGCCGCTATCCATGCGGGTTACAGCGAAAAAGGGGCGGCCGTTGCAGCGTCCCGGCTGATGAAAGACAAGGACGTCCAGGAAGCCCTGGGCCGTGTTAATCAGGTTAACAAACTGAAGGAAGAGGCCGCCGCCGCTGGAAAGATAGTTTCGCTGCCCGACCTGGGCAAGCTCTATTCGGATCCGCTGGAGTTTCTAAAGGCCGTCGCAAACGACCCCGCGCAGGACATGAAGCTGCGAGTCGATGCCGCAAAGGCGTGGGTTCCCTATGTCCACGGCAAGATCGGCGAGCAAGGAAAAAAGGACGCCAAGAAGAAGGCGGCCAGCGAGGCCGTGGCAGGTGGCAAGTTCGGCGCCCCGCCGCGGCCCCCGCACCTGCGTGTTGTCGGTAAGGGGTAAGGCATGGCCTGGACCACCGCGTGCCCAGACTGGGCGGATCGACTGCGGGCGCGACAGTCGATAATCCCCCCGCCGATCTTTCCGGACCAGGCCGAGTATGCGTTGGGCATCTTCAAGCAGTTGAAGGTAGTTGACCTCCCGCAGGTCTATGACGATGCCATCGGCGAATACCGGCATCAGACGTTTGGCGAATGTTCCGAGGAATGGGTGTTCGATTTCGTCCGCGCCATCTTTGGCGGCTATGAAGAGGACACGGGAAAGCAGCTGATCCGTGAATACGGGTTGCTCATCAGCAAGAAGAATACGAAATCGACTATTGCCGCCGGCATCATGCTGACCGCGGTCATCATCTGCTGGCGCCAGGAAGAGGAACACCTGATCCTGGCGCCCACGAAGGAGGTGGCCGACAACAGCTTCAAGCCAGCTGCGGCGATGGTGCGGGCGGACGAAGAACTATCCGACATGTTCCATGTCCAGGATCATGTACGCACCATCACGCATCGCACGACGCGCAACAGTTTGAAGGTTGTTGCGGCCGACACCGACACGGTGTCGGGGAAGAAGTCGGGCCGTATCCTCGTTGATGAACTTTGGCTGTTCGGCAAGCGTGCAAACGCCGTGGCGATGTTCCTTGAGGCTCTGGGCGGCCAGATATCGCGGGACGAGGGCTGGGTCATCTACCTCACCACACAAAGCGACGAGCCGCCGGCGGGTGTATTCAGAGAAAAGCTCTCTTACTGGCGGGATGTGCGAGACGGGAAGGTGATAGACCCGAAGACGCTGGGAATCTTGTATGAATTTCCGGACGACATGATCGAGGCAAAGGCCTATCTCGATCCGGCCAACTTCTATATCACCAACCCCAACCTAGGCCGTTCGGTCAGTGCCGAATGGCTAGGCGATCAGCTTAGGCTGCTGCAGGCCAGAACGGACGGAGCATTCCAGCAATTCCTGGCCAAGCACCTGAATGTCGAAATCGGGCTGAACCTGCGTTCCGACCGCTGGGCGGGCGCGGACCATTGGCTGCCGCGCGGGCAGCGCACATTGACGCTGCACGCCTTGCTAGAGCGCTCCGAAGTGGTCACGGCAGGCATTGACGGCGGTGGCCTCGATGACCTGCTCGGGCTGGCATTTATCGGGCGAGAGCGCGGCACAGGCAACTGGCTCCATTGGGGGCGCGCCTGGGCTCATCCTTCGGCGTTGGAACGTCGGAAAGAGATTGAACCCAGATTGCGAGATTTCGAGCGTGCCGGCGAGCTGGTCGTCGTGAAGCATATCGGCGACGACACCGCCGAACTGGCCGCCCTGGTGCGCCAAGTTTACGACGCGGGGCTATTCCCAGAGAAAAACGCAATCGGGGCCGACCAGAACGGGGTGACCTTCAACGACGCGCTGGTAGAGGCAGAAATCCCCGAGGATCTTATCGTCGGTGTGTCCCAGGGCTGGAAGCTTGGCGGAATCATCAAGACGGTCGAGCGAAAACTGGCCGAAGGGACGTTTCTGCATGGCGATCAGGCATTGCTGGCCTGGTCGGTGGGAAATGCGCGTATCGAGCAACGCGCCAATGGCATCTTGATCACCAAGCAGGCGAGTGGAACGGCGAAGATTGACCCGCTCATGGCGTTGTTCGACGCCGCGCAGCTCATGGCGCTGAACCCTGCGGCCGGCGTCAAGAAAATTCAACAAGGATTCGTGGTGATGTGATGGGACTACTTTCCAAACTCTTGGGTGGCGGCAGCGCCGAACAGCCGCCGCAGGCGGAACGGAAGGAACCAGGATTCGCCAGCCTTGCTGACGGGGAAACCGTTTCGTCGTCTGATATCCGGATTTTCGAGGTATTCGGCGACCCTCGGACCGCCTCGGGCGCCGTGGTGAATGAAAGGACGGCGATGCGTGTTTCAGCGGTGTACGCTTGCGTGTCGCTGATCGCCGGATCTATCGCCCAGCTGCCGCTGCCGATCTTCGAGCGGATCAGGGGATCACGGCAGCAGGTCGATCACAGCTATTGGTGGACGCTGAATGAAGAGTTCTGCCCGAACTGGGTGGCGTCCGCAGGCTGGGAGTTTCTGGTGACCCAGATGCTGCTGCGTGGCGATGGCGTCGGCTACATCACCCGCAACCGCGCCGGCGCCATGACGGGCATGATCCCGTGGCCACGCGACCGAGTGGATATTCGCGAGCAGGCGAGGGATAGCCCCCGCGACCCGAGGCGGCTGCAATACACCTTTCACGATGACAAGGGGTACTTCACCGTCGACCAGGACGACGTCATCCACCTTCCCGGCTTCGGCTTCAACGGCGTGAGTTCTATGTCGGTGATTCAGTGGGGGGCGCGCAACGGCATTGGCATTGCAATTCAGGGCGACGAACATGCCGGAAAGTTTTTCAGTGAAGGAGGAAAGCCGGAGGTCGCCATCAAGGCCCCAGCGGCGATGTCTCCCGATATGCAGGAGGACTTCCGGGCCGCCTGGGTAGCGAAATATGGCGGCATTCAGGGAAACCGCCGAATCCCGCTGATTCTGACCGAAGGGCTGGACATCAAGGAACTGACTATGTCGGCCGTGGACCAGCAGCTCCTGGAATCGCGGCAATGGCAGGTTATTGACATCGCGCGGGCCTTTGGCGTCCCCCCGCACATGATCGGGGAAATGACGAAGGCGAGCAGTTGGGGTAGCGGAATCGAGCAGATGGGTATCGGTTTCGTGAAATACACGCTTGCCCCGCACCTGAAGCGCATCAAGGCCGAACTGAACCGGAAACTGTTCCGGACCGCCCGCTACTTCACGGAACACAACGTGGACGGATTGATGGCCGGCGATTCCAAGGCTCAGGGCGAGTACTTCTCTAAGGCGCTGGGCGGGCCAGGCACTCAGGGTTGGATGTCGGTGGACGAAGTGCGCCGATTGAAGAACCTCCAGCCGCTGGGCGGTGCGTTTGACCGGCCAACCCTTGCTGGCGCTGCGCAGGGTCCGGCGCAGCAACAAGACGATCAAGACAGGGAAATCCAAGATGAAAATTCCGAAACTGCTTCAGCTGGCGCGTGACAACGCCTCGGGGGCGAAGCCGTTGCGCGCCGAAGCCGGCGAGGGCGAGGCCACCATCTACCTTCACGGCGTTATCGGCGGATGGTGGGGCGACATTGACGCGACCGAGTTCGCCAAGACGCTCAACGCCATCAAGGCGGAAACCATTCACTTGCGGATCAATTCACCGGGCGGTGACGTTTTCGACGCCCGCGCCATGATGACCGCGATTCGCCAGCACTCGGCCAAGGTCATCGGCCATGTCGACGGGCTGGCCGCCTCTGCGGCGACCGATGTCTGCATGGCTTGCGACGAGGTGGAAATCACCAAGGGCGCCTTCTTCATGATCCACAACGCGTGGACGGTCGCCATTGGCAACAAGGCCGACATGCGCGAAACGGCGGACCTACTGGAAAAGGTCGACGGCGCGATCACTGCCGACTACCAGGCGCGAACCGGGCAGAAAGCGGACCAAGTGAAGGCGTGGATGGATGCCGAAACCTGGTTCAGCGCCGAAGAGGCGCTGGAGCATGGCTTTGTGGATCGAATTGTCGAGGCGGCCGGAAAGAAGGCGACGGCATCGAACACCTGGAACCTCGGCGCTTACCAGAACGCGCCCAAGGCCCTGACCGAGCCGCAATCGCCGGCCGTCGATGACGCCAAGGTGCAGGCTCTCAGAAACGATCTTGAGCGGCGGTTTTCGCTGATCGAGGCAACACCTGCTTAAGCGGCTCCCGCTCGCAGGACAACCCCACCGCCCTCGGGCGGTTTTTTTTCGACTGAAGGAAACCACACTATGGCTTTCAATCTGCAAGCCGAGCGGGAGCGCCGCAACGCGCTGGCCAAGGAAACCCGCGCCCTGCTGGACAACAACCCCGGCGCCAACTGGAACGCTGACCACCAGAAGAAATACGACGACAACACGGCGGAAATCGAGCGCATCGACGCCGCCATCGCGCGCCATCAGAAGATGATGGATCTGACTGCCGAAAACGACCTGCAGAACGCCGGCGTGCGTGAGCACGACGTGCGCCCCGGCGCCAACAAGGGCCGCCCCGCTGATGTGGCGTTGTTCGACAAGTGGTGCCGTGGGGGCGACAACGCACTGACTGCGGAGGACTGGACGCATGTGCGCAACGCCATGAGCGGCAACCCCTCGGTCAATCCCGAGCAGGGCGGCTATACCGTTCCGACAACTGTCGCCACTTCGATTCTGGACGCGCTCAAGGCGTTCGGCGGGATGCGCGCAGTCGCGAACGTCTTCACGACCGGCGGCGGCGAGCCCATGCAGTATCCGACCAGCGACGGCACCAACGAAGAAGGCGAAATCGTCGCCGAGAATCAGTCGGCCAGCGACCAGGACGTGTCGTTCGGCACGAAGGGCCTGTCGGTGTACAAGTTCAGTTCCAAGGTGGTGACCGTCCCCTGGGAACTTCTGCAGGACAGCTCCTCGGACATCGAGGGCTTCATTCGTCAGCGCCTGCAAACGCGCCTCGGCCGCGTCACCAACCGCCATTACACCGTTGGCCCCGGCACTGCCGGCCCGACCGGGGTTGTCACTGCCGCGGTGACGGGCAAGATCGGCGCGGTGTCGGCAACGCCCGTCATCACCTACGACGATCTGGTGGATCTGGAACACAGCGTGGACCCGGCCTATCGCCTGGGCGCCAAGTGGATGTTCCACGATGACATGCTCAAGATGGTGCGCAAGATCAAGGACGATCAGGGTCGCCCGATCTTCGTTCCCGGCTACGAGCAGGGCAACCCCGGGGGCGCTCCGGATCGCCTGCTGAACCGCGATATCCAGATCAACCAGCATATGCCGGTGCCGGCCGCCGCGGCGAAGTCCATCGCCTTCGGAGACTTCAGCCTGTACAAGATCCGCGATGTCATGTCGATCACCCTGTTCCGCTTCAACGACTCGGCCTATGTCAAGAAGGGCCAGGTTGGCTTCCTGGCGTGGATGCGCTCCGGGGGCAACCTGATCGACGTTGGCGGCGCGGTCAAGCTGTTCCAGCACGGGGCCGCCGCCTAAGCGGCCAAGTAGTCACCCTGCGCCGGAGGGCGAGTGCCCCCGGCGCAATTTAGCAAGGACGAAACCATGGCACGAAAAGCGGCACAGCCGGCCCCGGCCGGCGACGAATCGAACGCTCCTGCGGCGTTGGTGCCCACGGAGGGGGGCGGCGGCCAAGCGACACCGGGCAGCGATGTTCCGGCTGGCCAGAACGACGGCGGCGTGAGTATCAATGTTTCGGAGGGGGGCGACCCCGGGGCTACGCCGGCGGCGCCGCCGGAGGAAGGCGCGCTCGCCGCCGCCGATGCGCCTCCGAGCGAGGGCGGATCGGTTCGCGCGCTGGTGTTGCACGACAGCATCTACGGCAAGTGCGGCGAAGTCCGCGACTTCGACGCTGCACTGGTCGCGGCGCTAAAGGACGCGGGATACATTGACCCGCATCCCAATGCCGTTGCCTTCGCGGGAGGGTAGACATGCTGCGCCTGATCGCTGCCGCGACACAGGAGCCGGTGACGGTGGAGCAGGTAAAGCGGCTACTGCATATCGACCACGACGCGCTGGACGAGGATATTCCGGGCGTCATTACCGCGGCGCGCGAACTGGTCGAGCGCAGGACGGGCTTTGCACTTGCCGAGGCATCGTATGAGTGGACGCCGGTTGGCGGCAGGGTATCCCCCCTGCCCATCTGGCCTGGCGAAACAACCAGCGAGGCGGGCGTACTTCCGATCCTGTTCACGAGCAAGCCAGGCCCGGTGCCGGAGCCGCTGAAGCTGGCCATCATCATGCTGGTGGGCGACATGATCGAGAATCCGGAGGCTGCGGGCGAAAAGGTCTTGCACCAGAACCCCGGCTTCGCCCGCTTGGTCTTTCCTTATACGCGGGTGCTGCCATGACGGCCCGAGCGCGGAATCGCCGCATCCTGGTACAGCGCCGCTCCGGTTCAGTGGACGATGCGGGTCAACCACTGGACGAATGGATGAATGTCGGTCCCCTTTGGGCCGGCATCGCGAACGAGACGGGGTTGGGGGCGATTCGATCAAGCCTGCAAGGCAACGTGTCAGCGTCCATTGCGCGTTATAGCTTTCTGGTGAGCTTCGAGGCCGCCAGGGCGCTGGGTATTGACGAGGGAATGCGGATCATCCATGACGGGGATGTTTTCGAGGTCAAGGGCATTACCCGCGACTTCAAGGACCGAAGGAGCGCATTCCTCATCTGCGAACTGGGAGGCAACGATGGCTAAAGGGCTTCAGGCGTCTTTCGACACCTCCGGCTGGTCGGCTGGCCTGGATCGGTTGCTGGGGCCCGCACGGATCAGCATGGCGCGCTCCATGGCCGTCGCCGGCGGCGAGGTTCTGCGGGACGAGGCGAAGGCACGCGTAAACACGCACAACGGCGTGCTCGGCGCAGCGATCTACCTTGCCTTTCGGGAACGGTATTCCACTGATCGGGAGATCCAGTATGCCGTCACCTGGAACAAGCGCAAGGCGCCGCACGGCCACCTGGTCGAGTTCGGGCACTGGCAGATCTATGCGGTGGTCCGAAAACCAGACGGGAGCTATGTCACAGACAAGCGCCGCAAGCTGGCGACGCCGAAGTGGGTGCCCGCCTATCCATTCCTGCGGCCGGCGTATGAGGCCGCCTCGGCGAGGGCGCGGACGGCCATGATCCAGCGCGGGCGAGAACGGCTCCCTGAATTGCTGGCTGGACAGGGGGGGCGAGATGAGCCTTGATGCAGATCTCAAGGTGCTGCTGGGTCCGCTGGTCGCGGGCCGGATCTACCCGGATGTGACGCCGGACAAACCGGTTTTTCCGCTGATCGTCTACCAAGGCGTCGGCGGCACGGAGCAGTGGTACGTCGAGGGTAAGCGCCGAAAGAAGCGTCACCAACGCGTCCAGGTCTACGTTTGGGCCACCACGCGCCTGGAGGCATCCGGTATCGCAGATCTGATCGGAACTGCTCTCTGTGAAAGTGGCTTTCCTGCCGTAGAGCCCTACGGCGCACCCACCAGCCTCTACGAAGAGGCGATCAAGAAGTACGGCACCCGCCAGGACTTCGGTATCTGGTTCCTTCCCTCCTGACCTTCCCCCGCTTCTACATCGAACCCGGCCACGCGCCGGGCTTTTTCATTTGAGGAACACAAATGTCTTCCATCTTCATCAACGGCACGCGATATTCCATCTCGACGAAGCTCGCCGCGGCCGCCGCCATCTCGGCCCTCTCCAATGCGAATCCGGCGGTTGCCTCCGCAGCCGCCCCGCCGCAAGACGGCTCCATCCTGGTTCTGAAATCGGCGTGGACCAATCTGAACGAGACCGTGGCGCGCAGCGCCAATGCAGACGCCGACAGTTTCGAGCTGGAAGGCGTGGACACCACGAGCACCGTCCTGTTCCCGGCCGGCGGGGGCGCGGGCTCCTATCAAGAGGTCAGTTCCTGGGTAGACCTGGACCAGGTGCGCGACGTGGTGATGGCCGGCGGCGAGCAGCAGTTCTTCAGTTATCAGTACGTCGAAGATCCTACCAGCCGCCAGCGCCAGAAGCCGACGTTCAAGAACGCAATGACCATGACGGTGTCGCTGGACTATGACCCGGACAAGCCTTGGTATGCGGCCCTGATCGAGGCTGACCGCCTGCGCGAACCCGTGGTCGTGCGCGGCGTGCTGCCCAGCGGCTCGACGCTCTATTACTACGCCTATCCCTCGTTCAACAAGGTCCCCGTCGGCCAAGTGAACGAGAACCTGCAGAACACTGCCGTTTTTTCCCTGGTCGCCGATCCCATCCGCTACGAGGCCGCGTAATGACGTTCAAGATCAAATCCAATCCGACTATCGACGCCTGCATCACCATCGTCGGCCAGGGGCGCGAGCAGCAACTGAACATCACGTATCGCCACAAGACCGGCAAAGAGTACGAAGCGTTGATGAAGCAGTTGGCGGCCGGCGAGATTACGACCGCCGACCTGCTGCTTCTCCTGATCGCGGATTGGGACGCGGACATGCGCGTAAGCAAGGAATCGATCGAATTGCTTTGCGAGCATCAGCCTGGCGCTGATTTGGCGATTGCCAGCGCCTTCAACGATGCCATCCGGGTTGATCGCAAAAAAAACTGATGGAGGCTGTGGCGGCGTTCCTGTGGGAGCCGCCATCAGCCGCAACGTTAGCAATGGCCGGGCTAAAGCTCAGTGACTTTCCTCGGCCTTGCGTCGAACTCTGGCCTGACCACGTGCTGGCGTTCAACCTTTTCACGCGCAACTACACACAGTGGCGTGTAGGGGCTGGGGGGCCGATAGGGCTGGACTACGGGGTCCTGTATCACGATCTGGACCGTCAAGAGCTTCCCAAGGCGGAGCAGCAGGAAATCATGGACGTTCTTCGGATCATCGAGCGGGCGGCCTTGGAAATCTTCCGTAAGAGTTGAACATGGCACAGGAAAGCATTGGCACTGCGCGGCTAGACATCGTTGTCGACACCTCGCAGTTTGACGCCGCGATTACGTCGGCCAAGCGCCGAACCAGCGACATGTCTCAGGCCGCGCAGGCCGACTATGCGAAGCTGACGGCTGCGGAGCGCCGCCGTGTTGACGCCCTGGTGAACCAGGCCAACACCATCAGCATGACCCGAAAGGAGCAGATCCTTTACAACGCTGCCCTCCGTGGTGTGCCGACTTCGCTTCTGGACGAACTGAAGGCCAAGCTGGCGGGCGCGGGCGCGGCGGCGGCCAACGCCACGAAGCAGCTGAACCAATATGGGATTAGCGCTGCGCAGCAGGCGGCCGCGCTTAGGGGAGTCCCGGCCCAAATCACTGACATCGTGGTTTCGTTGCAGGGCGGGCAGCAACCGCTGACCGTGTTGCTTCAGCAGGGCGGGCAGTTGAAGGACATGTTCGGCGGCATCGTGCCGGCGGCGCGGGCGCTGGGCGGGGCGCTGTTGGCCCTCATCAATCCGTACACCCTGGCGGCTGGGGCGGCCGCAGCGGTGGCTGTGGCTTGGGTAAAAGGTTCTTCCGAAGCGGAGAACTTCCGTGAGTCACTAATTCTGACCGGCAATGCCGCGGGCGTAACGGCGAGCAATCTCGTCGCGATGGCGCACGGCCTGGGCCAGATTACCGGAAGTCATTCGCGCGCAGTTCAAGCCCTGAACGCCGTGGCGGCCTCCGGGAAGCTTTCCGGTACCGCTCTGGCGGACGTGGCTCTCATCGCCGCTGAAATGCAGCGCGCGGCTGGCGCGGAGATTGAGGGCACAGTCGAGATTTTCGCAAAGCTCGGAAAGGACCCCGTGGCGGCGGTTGTTGACCTGAACGAGCGCTACGGAATATTGACCGGCTCCGTATACGCGCAGGTTCTGGCTTTGAAGGAGCAGGGGCGAGCGCAGGAGGCGGTGGAACTGGTCGCCCGGCAGGCGGCGGTGGAGCTCACTGGGCGCACATCCGCGCAAAAGGAGAACCTGGGATCGCTTGAATCGGCTTGGAACAAGCTGGGTGCAGCTGCGTCGTGGGCTTGGGGCAAGATGTTGGACATCGGCCGGGAAGAGTCGGTCGATGAAAAGATCAGGAGCGCAGAACGCGAGGTTCGTCAACGGGCCGAGATCATCCGAATCGCTGCTGAGGGAGGGGCATCGATCAGCGACAAGGAGAAGGCGGGTCTGCGAAATGCCCAGACCCTCGTTGATTCGCTGAAGTCTCAGAAGAAGGAGGCCGAAGACGCGGCGAAAGCGCAGGCGGAACAGCTCAAGATCAACCGTGATGCGATCCAGGCGCGGCAGGAAATCTCCAAGCTGATTGAAGAGGGCGCGTCAAAGGCAGAGCAGCGCAGCAAGGCACTGAAAGACCTAGACGACCGCATCGTCAAGGCGCAGAAAGACGGTACGACGCTGGCCGCTTCCGACATCAAGGCGGCGCGTGCTGCCATCGAGCGACAGTTTGCGGATAGGGGCACAAAGAAGGTTCACACGGACGATGCCGCAACCAAGCTCTTGCAGCAGTATCGCGAGGCGGAGGCCTCTCTTCAGGCTCAGATCACCAGCGAAGGCAAGCTGACCACCTGGGGGCAGAAGCGCGCGGAGTTCGAACAGCAGATCGCGGACCTGAAGGCCAAGAAGGTCCTGACGGCCGACCAGAAGAGCCTACTGGCGCAGGAAGACCTGCTGCGCCGCCAGCTTGACCTGAACGTTGCGGCAGAAAGGGAACTGCGCACGAGGCAGGAAACCGCCAAGGTCGACGCGCTGCGTGTCAGCTTGGCCTCCACGCGAGATCTGGAGCAGCAACAGTATGCCGACCAGATAGCTGGTGTGGGCCTGGGCGACCGCGCGCAGGAGGAGCTTCGCGCACGCCAGGCGATCTTGCGGGACTACCAGCGCCAGCAGGCGCAGTTCGACCGGTCGATGGCGTCAGGGCAGATGACGCCAGAGGCCTATCAGAGCCAGACGGCGCTCTTGCAGGAACACCTGAATCTGCGTCTGTCGATGCAGCAGCAGTATTTCGACCAGGTCCGGGAGGCGCAGGGCAACTGGAAGAATGGCGCAACTTCAGCGCTGGCCAACTATCTGGACTCTGCCGCGAACGTGGCCGGGCAGACGAAGATCTTGTTCTCCAATGCCTTCCAGGGCATGGAGGATGCGATTGTCCGCTTCGCGACGACGGGAAAGCTCTCCTTCAAGGATTTCGCGACCTCCGTAATCGCAGACTTGGCGCGAATTGCGGCGCGTCAGGCGATTGTAGGCATGGTCGGCAGCATCGTCGGCTCTCTCGCTGGCGCCGCCACGTCCGCTGGGGTCTCAGCAGGCGCGAGCTACCAGGGTAGCGGCATGCCCGCGGTAGGCAGCACCGAAGGGATGACGGCTTCCGGCTGGACTTCGATTGCTGGCGCGCGAGCGTCCGGAGGTCCTACGGCGGCCAATTCGCTGTACCGCGTGAACGAACTCGGCCCCGAGTTGTATTCGGAGGGGGGGAACACCTACCTGATGAGTGGCAAAAACGGGGGCTATGTCACGCCTCTCAAAGCGGGCGCAGGAGAACTGGGAAGTACGGCTGCGGCGCCGCCGATTATCAACGTGAGCGTCACGGTTTCGCGAGATGGTCAGGAATCCAATGTTTCAAGCAATGAGCAGGTCGGCAAGGCTCTGGGTGAAGCCATTGCTGCGACGGTCCGCGACCAGATCGCGAAGTCGTGGCGACAAGGGGGCATTTCCTACAACTCGTCGCGCGCGATGCAAGGGAGGTGAGCGTGTCGTTTGAAACCTTTACGTGGCGGGTTACGGACCGCACCGCAGCAAGGTACGTCCCATCGCTCCTCACGGCGCAATTCAATGATGGGTATGAAGCAGTCGCGGTCAACGGACCGCGCATGCAGGCGCTTCGTACCTCCTGGCCCTTCGTAGTGCCCGGCTCCAAGGCCGAGGTGCTGGAGGTGCATAGGTTCCTTGAGCGCAACATGGGCCGCCGGTTTATCTGGCGCGATCCATTCACTGGCGAACGCCGGTTGTGGCGCTGCGTTGTGTGGGAGTCGAACCCGCAAGGTGGTCCGATGTGGACCGTATCCGGTGAATTCAAGTACGCCGGCCAGCTCCCTCCTGGAGCGTGATATGCCCGCAGAAATCGAATACATCTCCTACTTTCAGGAGCGCATGTAGATGGGAATTTACGCCGACGTGCAGCGGCTCGATATCGGCGATCAGGTAGATCTCTACGAGATCGACCTGACAGAGTTTGGTGGCGAGCGCTTGCTTTTCCACGGGTACATGCAGGTCGGAAACATCGTTTTCGACGGGCAAGAGTACACCGCCTGGCCGATTGCTATCGAGGGCATTGAACAACGGTCAGAAGGTGTGCAGCCGCAGCCCACCCTGACTGTTTCTAACATCGGCAGCGACGTGAACGGCGATCCGGTTCCCGGTTTGGTTTCGGCGCTGTGTATCCAGTTTCAAGACATGGTTGGAGCGCCTGTCATTATGCGGCGGACGCTTGGAAAGTACCTGGATGCTGTCAATTTCCCGGATGGAAACCCTGACGCTGATCCGACGCAGCAGTTTCCCCCGCAGCGGTGGCGGATCGAGGCACGGCTCAGTTCAGATGATGAGGTTGTCAGCTTCGAGCTGGGTAGCGTGCTGGACACCGGCGGCCAGAAGATCCCCGACCTGGTCGTAATGGTGAGCGTTTGCGCGTGGCTGCGAAAGGGGGGCTATCGCGGTCCGTACTGCGGATACACCGGGGCCGCCATGTTTGACGAGGACGACAACCCCACCACTGATCCCGCCAAGGACCGCTGCGCGGGCCGCCTCTCGTCCTGCAGGCTGCGTCAAGCCGGCTTCCCGGATCAGTGCATCAACATTCTCGCCGCGCCAGCAGCGGACAGGTTACGTGCATGATTTCTAAGGAAACGATCCGGGCCGTTAAGGTCCACGCCGAGCAGGAGTATCCGAAAGAGGCTTGTGGCCTCATCGTGCAGGATGCCGAGGGGCGTGACGAGTACTGGCCGCTTCTTAATCGGGCGGACCGGCCGGAAGAGTACTTCGTCATCGCCGCCGAGGACTTGATCCGCGCCGAGGAAGCCGGCCGCGTGCTGGCAGTGGTGCATTCCCACCCCGAGGGGCCGGATGCTGCCACCGACGCTGACAGAGCCTACTGCAATCAAGAGGACGTCCCCTGGTACATCGTGGCGGTCTACAAGGACGACGAGGGCGTGCCGAAGGCGGGCAACGTCTTTGGCATCGCGCCCACCGGAAAGCCCATTCCGTTGATGGGCCGGCCATTCGTTCACGGCGTATTGGACTGCTACGCCATTATCCGTGATTGGTTCGGGCGATGCCGCGGCGTCGAGCTCCCCAACCACAAGCGCGACGACCTATGGTGGGAAAAAGGACAGAACCTCTACATGGACAACCTCGCCTCCGATGGCTGGCGAGTGTTGGCCGAGGATGAGCCGCTGCAGACGGGCGACATGATTCTGATGCAGATCGGCGCTGATGTCGCCAATCACGCTGCCCTGTACCTCGGGGTCGAGCAGCTGGAGGAGGGGCCGGCGCTCCATCCGATGAGCGAGGCAATGATTCATCACCTCTATGGCCGCCCGTCCGAAAGGACCATGTATGGCGGCATGTACAAGCACTGCACCGTGGCTATCGCCCGGCACCAGTCGCTGGAGAAATAGCAATGGACGCTACGGAAAACATGGTGCTCGACGACGAGCCCATTCGAATCGTGCGCCTGTACGGCGAGCTGGGCCGGCTGTTCGGGCGTGAGCATCGCTTAGTTGTCACCAGCGTAGGGGAAGTCATCTGCGCCTTGGGCGAGCTCATTCCGGGCTTCAAGGCGTATATGACTCGCGCTGCTGCCGAGAAGCGCGAATTCGCTTGCTTACATGGCACGCGCCGGCTTGGTCCGGAAAGGTTGCAGGAATGGCTTGATCCCGAGGAGCCAATCAGGGTTGCGGCAATCATCAAGGGTAGCAAGCGTGGCGGCTTGTTCCAGATCGTTCTTGGTGCAGTCATGATCGCCGCGGCGGTTGTTTCGGCGGGTGGGTTCGCTGCAGCGTTCTCCGCGAGCGGCATTGTTGGCGCGGCCGCGTGGACTGGCGCGGCAATGATGCTCGGAGGATTCGCCCAAGCGCTGTCGCCCGTTCCCGGCGGCCTTTCCGGAGGCGACCCGCCGAATAACAAGGCTTCGTACGCCTTCAACGGTCCAGTCAACACGGTAGCCCAGGGCAACCCGTTTCCAGTCGGCTATTCCGATTATGACGGTTACTTCTGGGCTGGCAGCGTTGAGCTGTCGAAAGGCATTTATTCCGAGGATACGCAGTAATGACCGAGACGCTTGAACGCCGGCCAGACATCATTGGGTTCGGCGGAAAAGGGGGCGGTGGCGGCCGAGTGGCCAAGGAAGCCCCGGATAGCCTGCACAGCACACAGTTTGCGCAGATCCTTGACGCGATCAACGTTGGTCCGACCGGCGGCTTGTACAGCCCCGAAGAGATGGCCATGCGTGACTTCTTCCTCAATGGCACGCCCATACAGAACGAGGACGGAACGATCAACTGGCCCGGCGTGGAAGTGCATTTCCGCACCGGTACCCAGACGCAAGACCCTATTCCTGGTTTTCCCGGCGCGGAAGCGACCTATGCGGTCGGCTACCAGGTCAAGATGGGCTCTCCCTGGACCCAGCTCATCACGGGAAGCGAGCACGATGCGGTGCGTATCACGCTCGCCACCGACCGCCTGACCGAGCAAAATACCAAGAACGGCGACCTGAACGGCTACTACATCGACTATGCCATCGATCTGCAGGTCTCGGGTGGCCAGTGGGAAACCGTGTTGACGGCTTCGATGCGCGGCAAAACCACGGCGCGCTATACGCGAACGCACCGTATCAATCTGCCGCTGCGCTCTGGCCCGTGGTCTATCCGTGTTCGCCGTACGTCGCCTGATTCCACTGGCTCGCATATCGCCAGCAGCCTGTTTGTGGACACCTACGGCACGGTCACGGATCAGCGCATGCGCTATCCGAACATTGCACTTGTCGGCTACAAGATTCCGGCGGAGCTCTTTTCCAGCGTTCCCACGCGGGCGGTGCGGGCGAAGGGGCGGATTATCCGAGTTCCGAGCAATTACAACCCGGCCACGCGCACGTACTCGGGAACGTGGGACGGCAGTTTTAAACTGGCAGTGTCTTCGAATCCCGCCTGGGTCTTGCTCGACATTATCGTGTCCGACATTTTCGGGCTCGGACAGCAGATCAAACTGGGCATGGTCGACCGCTGGCGCCTGTACACCATCGCTCGCTACTGCGATGAACTGGTGCCGGATGGCTTGGGCGGGATGGAACCCCGATTTCGCGCCGTGGGGCAAATCGCCTCGCGAGAGGACGCGGCAAAGCTTCTGCAGGATCTGGCAACTGTGTTCCGTGGCGCCGCATTCGCAGCGAACGGTACGGTTGTTGTCACTGCGGACATGCCCGCCCAGCCCGTGTACACCTACAGCCGGGCGAACATTCGCGGTAAGTTCCAGTACGCGGGAAGTCGTCGGAGCACGCGGTACACCGTGGCGCAGGTGTCCTACAGCAACATGGATGACTTCGGCCGGCAGAAGGTCGAGCCGGTGGAGAACCATAAGGGGCTGGCACGGTACGGCGTTATCGAATCGAGCATGACGGCCTTCATGTGCGTTAGCCGTGGACAGGCGCATCGTCTCGGCGCATGGACCCTGCTGACTTCGCAGGAACAGACAAATGCCGTGAAGTTCCGCGTGGCTATGGACTACGCGGTCGTTCTTCCGGGGTCTGTCATCGAGATTGCCGATAACGTCTTGGCCGGCGCCATGATCGGCGGACGGCTGGCCGCGGCTGAGTCCCGCACGTTGGTGGTTTTGGATAGGCGCGCCCGCGTCAAGCCTGGCGACGTGTTGACGATCAACATGCCCAGCGGGATGTGCGAGTCGCAATCTGTGGTAGGCGTGGAGTTCCTCGAAAATCTGGTGCGGGTGCAAACCTCCCAGTTCAGTGAGATGCCCCAGGCTGAGGCGGGTTGGAGCGTATCCGCGGACGATCTGAAGCCCGCGCCATTTCGTGTGGTGAGCGTGTCGCATATCGGCCCGATGGAGGTCGAGATTACGGCGCAGCAAGAGGCCGTGGGCAAGCATGAAGCAGTGGACTACGGAACGAAGCTGGACCCGCTGCCGACTACCGTAATTCCCGGCAGAGAAATGGCCGTTCCCGCCAACGTTCGCCTGGTGAGCAACACCAGTGTCGATCAGGGGGCGGCGTCCCATACCATGCGTATCGAGTGGGATGGGTCGAAGGACGCCCGCGCCTATGCTGTCCAGTGGCGTCGGGATAACTCGGATTGGATCGCTTTGCCGGATACGTCGTTGGAGTCCGCGGAGGTTCCGGGAATCCGTGCCGGCACGTACCAGGCTCGCGTTCAGGCCATCAGCGCGCTCGACGTGCATTCTGGCTGGGGTGTTTCCGAGTTCACTGCACTGCAAGGTACGCTGGAGCCGCCGCCAGTCCTGGCGTATCTGCGCACGGCGTCCCGCCTTTATGGAATCGGGTTGGAATGGGGGTTCCCGGAAACCATTAGCCCGCTGCGTCGGACCGAAATCTACTGGTCGCCGGCGCCGGACTTCTCGCAAGCCACGCTGCTATCGGAGGTCTCGTTTCCGACTTCGCAACTGGAGCTGCCGGGCCTCAAGGCCGGAACTGAATTTTGGTTTTGGGGGCGCTTGGTGGATTCGCTCGGCGAAAAGGGCGACTTTTTCCCCATTTCTGGCGACGGCGTTCACGGGATCACGATCACCGATCCCACCGAGTACCTGGAGGCTATCAAGGACGAAGTGCTGTCGTCGGAAGTCGGACGCCAGCTGCTGGCCGACATTGAAAACCTCAATCAGTCCATCGCGGAGATAGATGCCGAACTGACCACTCAAGGCCAGACAATGAGCGAGCAGGCCCGCAAGCTGATCGACCTGACCGAGGAGCTGCGGCTTGAGGCCGTTGCGCGTTCACAGGGCGATCAGGCGAACGCTGCGGCAATCAGCGCTGAAGCGACTGAACGCAAGCTGCAGGCTGACGCTAACGCAGCCGCGTTGGGCGCTCGGGTCGACGCATTGCAAGCGGAGGTTGCAAGCCTGGTCGGCACTCCGGCCTGGGAGGACGGCAAGGCATACCCCGCAGGGGTCGTTGTTTCCTGGCAGGGTGGCCTATACCGCGCCAAGCAGGAAGTGCCGCCTGGGGTGGCGCCTGGCGACACCGGATACTGGGACAAGATCGGCAACTACGACTCTCTCGCCGAAGCTGTGGGCGACCTGACCGGACGCATGGCCGCCGTGGAGGTTGTGACGGCCGGCAATGTCCAGAAGATCAGCCAACTGGAGGTCGTGCAGGGCGAGCAGGCCGCCGCCATTACGGACGTGCAGCAGGTCCAGGCTGGCCACGCCACGCGCATGGCTACCATCGAGTCCGAACAGGGGGAGCAGGCGAGCAAGATCCACAGCCTGGAAACCGTGACGGCTGATACGGCTCGGACCTTGCAAAACGTGGTTGTGCAGCAAGGCGATATGCAGAGCGCCATCAGCACGCTGCAAACCGTGACGGCCGACATGGCCAGCCGCTTCGATACGCTCAGCACAAAGGTGGACGGGCAGGAGAGCAGCATCAGTACGCTGCAAACCACCCAAGCGGGCCAAGCCCAGCGGATCACCACTCTGGAGGCAAATCAAGGCGATCAGGCGTCCAAGATCGAAACGATCGAGGACATACAGGAGAGTCAGGCACTGCGCATGACCAGCTTGGAAACCAAGCAGGGGCAGGATGCCAGCAGGATCCAGAATCTGGAGACCACCACCGCTGACCTGGCTAGCCGCACCAGCTCCCTGGAATCCACCCAAGGCGAACAGGCGAGCAGTATCACCGCCATTCAGCAGACCCAGGCGAACCAGGCCACGCAGATCAACACGCTGCGAACGGATGTTAACGGGAATGCTAGCGAGATTTCCTCGCTAAAGACCACCACCGACGGCCTGGCTCAGCAGAGCAATTCCATGTCCACGACTGTCGGCCAGAACACGGCCGCGATTCGTGCAGAAGAGCAGGCAAGGGTCAGCGCCGATGACGCTCTAACGCTGCGCATCAACCAGACCAACACGGCAGTCGGTCAGAATACGGCGCGCATTGCCCAGGAGGAGCAGGCGCGCGCGACTGAGGACGCCGCGCTTTCCCAACGCATTACCCGGATGGAGGCCGGGCAGCTGGAAAGCTTCGATACCGAGCGCGCATGGAACTTCGACACCAGCACTGAAGGATGGGTCCCTTACGGAACGAATCCCGGTAACGATCTGACCTGGGTTGGCGAAAGTCCGTACTACATTCGAAATACGCAGAAACCCAATGCTCCGTCGCTACTCGGACGCGCCGACAGTGGCTATTTGCCTATTTCGGAGAGATTCGACGGGAAACTGAATAACATTATTCGGGTTCGAATTCGGTTTCGAAATAAAAGCGTTCGGCAGCATTTGATTTGCTACGTTGCCATCAACAACGCCGCGTCGCCCGGGACTCAATTCTTAAATGTGCCGATCAATAGTGAAAGTACCGATTGGCAGATCGTAGATTTCGATTTGAACGAGTTTCCGGGTGGTGTGCCTACCGCGACGAATATTTCGCGTATTGTCATTGGCGATACGCGGGATTCTCAAAACGGACCTTTTGATATCGACTTCGTAGCGGTTGGACGTTACGGCGCTCCGCTATCGCATGCTCTTCTCCAGCAGGAGGCACGTGCGCGGGCCGATGCTGATGGTGCCCTGGCGCAGACTGTTGACACGCTGCGCACCGCCACCGAAGCCGAGGATGCGCGGCTGGATGCGGCCGTCAAGTCCGAGGCGCAGGCGCGTACCTCGGCCGTCGATGCGCAGGCCCAGCGCATCACGCAGCTCAAGGCCGAGTACAACGTGCAGGCCAACGGTGAGAACCTGATTCGCGACCCGTATTGGGATGCGCCTCAGATTCACTGGTCTGGGTCGCTTGCCAACAGGTTCAGCAAACGGACGCTGCCGCTCAACAACCAGAATGACGGCAACGGATATCCCTTCGTTGCCTCGATCACCGCGAGCGGCGGCGCGGCAAATGCTTTCGTTGGCGACCTCATAACCCGGCGCGATGCGTCGGAGAATCCTGGCGTGTTTGCTGGGCAACCCATTGAGGGAGGGAAAACGTACACGTTCAGCGGCAAGATCGCGCTCAACAACAACGATTCTGTGGGCGTCGTTCAAGTTCGATGCCAGTTTTTCGACGCAAACGGCGATCAGGTTTCCGATCCCATTCTGGCGACAGCAGACCTGTCCGCGCAAGGTGTCTGGCCCTGGTCTGCGACCTTTACGGCGCCGGGCGCGGCGGCATCGTTCAGGTTCCGGTATCGGTTCATCTACGGGCCGCAGGGCGGTGACTTCCGCGTCACCAACATGGGGCTGTTCGCCACGCGTATGCAGCTGCAGTCCGTGTCCGAGGCCAGCAACGCCGCGGACATTCGCACCGAGCAGACCGCGCGCGTCAACGCGGATACGGCGCTGGGCCAGCGGATCGATACGGTAACGTCTCGCGTAGGAACGGTGGAAACCTCCGTTGCAACGCAGGCCAATACCCTCGCGACGTTGGATGGCCGGGTTTCCAGTAATTGGACGGTTCGCGTTCAGGCCAACAATGCCGGCCGCAAGTACCTGGCCGGCATCGGCGTGGGCATCCAGTCCGATGGCAACGGCGGTACGGTGGATTCGTACATCACCATGGTCGCGGACCAGCTGGTGCTGCTCACTTCGGTGAACGGCACCCTGTCGTCGCCTTTCTCGGTGGTCAACGGACAGACGTTCATCAACGATGCATTCATCCGGAACGCATCGATCACCACGGCCAAGATTGGGGACGGGCAGATCACCGGCGCCAAGATCGGGAACGCGCAGATCTGGAGCGGGCATATTGCCAATGCGATGATCGGCAATGCGCACCTTGTTGATGCCGTTATCTCGACGGCTAAGATTGGCGTTGCGCAGGTTGACACACTGCGCATTGCCAACGGCTCGGTGGTGGGCGGAGCTTCGGGAGGGTGGAATACCGAGTTTGGGTCGTCTGGAAACCAGCAGGTTCCAATCGGAAACGTGCCGCTGTATCTCCCCTATGGCGGGACGCTGCTAGTTTTCATCCAGGCGAAAACGGCTGGTGGTGCATGGGGTCAACCTGGATCTCCCCTCGGCAGGTTCCCCACTTTGATTGCCAGTATCAACGGAAACCCGCTCATCCTGAATGCGACCCCATCCGGCTGGAAGAATCCTAACGGCGGGGACATGAATACCATCGTTGATGGGTTTTCATATGTATACGGACCGGTCGGTCCTGGCGCTTACACGCTATTCATGGACGTGTACCGGCCAGCTAACGGAACGGCCACGTACAGCGTTTCCGCTGCGCTTCTTGGATTCCAGAGGTAAACATGAGCTTTGAAGGCGTCAACTACAAGAACTACGAAGACGTGCATCTCGGGCACCCATTCAGGACCAAATCCGGATACGTCGGCTACTTCGATCCGGATACGCTCCTGATGACCGGTTGGGTCAACTGCCAGGGCTTCATGGTGGCGCGGGGATACCAAAAGGACGGCGTGCCGTTCATCGGTATTAGCGGCCCGATGGAGGCCCAGGACTTCATGGTTGATCCAATCGCCATGACGTTTGTGGAGCGCCCTGATATGGGGATTGAGCTGGCCGGCGGAATCCTTAGCGGGGTTCCGCTGGATGCAGCTCTATGCGTGAATGGTGCCTACTACGCCGTGACGGATTCCACTATCAAGTTGGAGGCCCCGCCCGGCAAGGTCCTGCACATCTCAGTGGAGAAACACCCGTACAAGACTTTTCGAGGAGTTTATGCAAGTCCTGAGCTTTGATATGGAGTATGACAAGCGCCGCGAACGCGAGTACCCGAAGATCGGGGATCAGGTCGACGCCATCATGAAGCTGGCGAACCACTTGCGCCAGCAGGGCGCCGAGCTTCCGACCGAGGTTTGCGAATGGGTCGACAAATGCCTGGAGGTGAAGCGCCGATATCCCAAGCAACCTGACAGTAACCCACCCGCCTAAAGCGGGTTTTTTTTCGTCCACACATACGGGAGGGCAGAAATGCGAACCCAAAGGAGCGTTTCAATGGAACCGAGTTCCACCGGATTCGGCGGCTGGGCGGCCGTAAAACTCGCCTTGGCCTTCGGGGTGCCGGCGGCGCTGGCCGCGATCATTGGCATGCTCGTCATGCCGCCGCGTTCGCCGCGGGAATTCATCGGCCGAACTGTTTGTACGGTGGTCAGTTCCTTCGTGTTCGGGCCGATGCTTGCGATTGCGGTTATCTCTTGGCGGCCGTCGCTGATCGACGCCGCCCACTGGATGGCCCAGCGCAGCGGAACGGGCGAGGATAGCCTGCTGGCGATGTTTTACGTGTTGGGGCCGTGCATGCTGCTTGCCGGCCTCCCGGCTTGGTGGGTTCTCGGCGCATATATGCGCTGGATGTCGCGCATGCGCGAGCAGGGGGTGCTGCCGTGGCTTGACGAGGTGCTGGCGCGCCTGCCTTGGCGCAGGTCCGGCGGGGAGGGCTGATCGTGGTTCTCCAAACGATCATACAGACGGCGATCAATCCCGCCCTGGCGCTTCTGCCGATCAAGATGGACACGCCTGCGGCGCGTGTCCAGTTGCTGGCCATCGGTCTGCAAGAAAGTCGCTTTCTGCATCGGCGGCAGCTGGGCAACGGTCCGGCCCGGGGGCTATGGCAGTTCGAACGTGGGGGCGGCGTGCGAGGGGTACTGACCCATCCGGCCAGCCGCGAACACGCGTATAGGATCTGCGGCCTGCATGGCGTGGAGCCGGTCGCAGCTGCTGTTCATCCGGCGCTGGAGACTGACGACGTGCTGGCGGCAGTCTTCGCGCGCCTGCTCATGTGGACGGACGCCTGGCGCCTGCCCGCCGTGGGCGACGTGCGGGGGGCGTGGGACATGTACATCCGTACATGGCGGCCCGGGAAGCCTCACCCGCAGACCTGGGGCGGGCTATACGCCCAGGCAGTCGCAGAGGTGGGAGGTGGAAATGCTGTCGTGGCTTGAACGATTCAAAGGCTGGCTTCTGCTGGCCGGCTTGGCGCTGGCCGCGCTGGCCAGCGTCTTCTACCGGGGGCGCGCCACAGGGCGCCAGGAAGAGCGACAGGAGAGGCAGGACCAGATCAACGAACAGGCGGCGCAGGCTCGCCAGGAGGTGCGAAATGTGCAGGAGAGCGTGGCCCGCCGGGATGATGATGCTGTTGCTGATAGGCTTAAGTCTGACTGGGTGCGCGGCCCCCGCCAGGGTCGGCGTTGAGTACTGCGACCACGCGCGGCCGGTCTACTTCGATTCTGCCGCGCAAGTGGACCAGACCCCGGGGCCGGTGCGGCGCCAAGTGCTGGAAGGGAATGAAACCTGGCGCGCGCTCTGCGACCCCTAGGGCGTGGGGTATAGTTGGCGCGCAGATCTATAGAAGAGGGAAAGTAGATGCGTAAGCAAGTCGCGATTTTGCTGCTGGCGGCCATGTCGGGATGCGCCTCAACGCCAGCCGACGTAAAGACGGCTCCACGGGCCAAGGCCTCTTCTGTGCTTGACCCCGCCCTGCTAAATGAGAGCGCGGACAAGGGCACCATTCGGATCATCAGGGACCGCGGTGTTTTTGGTTCGGGAATTTCCGTGCTCATCTATGTGGACGGGCGCCATGTTGCCAACGTCGATGCAAATCGTGTGCTAGATCTGCATGTTGCGCCCGGGGCTAGGAGGCTGGGGCTCCAGACAAACAACGTCACCGAGCCAATACAGTACCAAGAGGTCAACGTCCAGGCGGGAGCTACTTACGAGTATCGAGTCGGGATGACCGGGAACGGCATCACAACAGACTGGCGCATGGAGCGTATCCACTAGCCGTTGCCCATCGTGCGCCGACGCGCGCGTGGTGCCGTTAGCGCGGCGCCATTCCCTTGCGTACTTTGGAGGCAGGCTCTAGCAGTTCCTGCACAAGCTGGTCCTTTTCTTTCACGCATGGCTCTGTCGCCAACTGCTGGATCAAGTCATCGTAGATGCCTCCCATCAAGCCGGTGGGGCGTTTCAGTTCGAATGACACTTGGTGTAGGCGCAGCAAGGCCGCGCGCAAGCGCTTCACTTCCCAGAGCAGTGCCATTACATCTGGGTTCCAGGGCTGGCGCTCTCGGATTGCGCGTAGCTGGTCGGCGGTCAGGGGCTCTTTGAACGGCATAGCGGAAAACACTGGTTGTATATCCAGTATATTCCGCTTTAAATGGGGTCGATTGCGTCGGCGAGCTGGTATTTGGAATTGCCCACTTCTTTGCGCACCGGGTGCCAGGTGAACGCCGTTTCCGGTAGGCCATGCTCCAGCAGCGCAAGCGCCTGGGCGGTGGGAAACTCCGGGTCCACCCAGTGGATGGCGAGGTCGGCCGGTAGCGCTACCGGCCGCCGGTCGTGAACGTCGATCATGCCGCCCAGGGAGTCATTGGTGACGAGTGCAAAGCCGTGGGCTTCGTCTTTGTCGGCGCCGGGGCGCCAGTTACTAAGGGCTGCGAAGAACAGCGGTGCATTGTCGGTCGCGTGGATGTAGTAGGGCTGCTTGGGCGGCTTCGGCCCATCGGCCAGGGGCTTCCATTCATACCAGCAGTCCGCCGGCACCAGGATGCGGCCGCGCGCGGTGAGCATCTTCCAGGGCCAGGCGCCGGCGAGGATCTTGTCCAGCCGCGCGCTTGACATGAAGTACTTCGAATTGTGCGGGCGCCAGCCCCAGTGTAGGCGCTCCAGCTCAAAGTCGCCGGCGAAGCGGTGCATGGTCAGCGGCCTTGTGCCTGGCGGGATGTTGTAGCGCGGTCCTGCGGAATCGGCAAAGATCCGGCGCAGGTTGGGGAACAGGCGCTCGACGTAATCCATAGGGCCTGACTTCTGGACAATGCGACCGCACAT